GTGTCGTCGATTGACATTTTGCTCACAGGTATTTTGGTCATGTTGGATACCACATCATATACCTGTTCCACTGAAATAGGAATACGAGTGGTTGCAGACTCCTCTTCGAACTTCTTTTTCTCGGCTTCGAGTTTTGCCAAGATTTTGCGTTCTTTATCACGAAGGGCGGCAGCCTCCTCGTAGTTTTGTTTCTTTACCACATCCATCTTCTGTTGTTTGATTTCTGTGGCCTTTTGTTTGAGGTCTTCGATGACTTCAGAAACCTTTTGTTCGGTCTGACTGCGAGCACCCACTTCATCTAAGATGTCAAATGCTTTATCGGGGAATTCTCGGTCGGTGATGTATCGGTCTGCGAGCTTTACACAGAGTTCGATAACCTCTTGAGAGTAAGCCACTTTATGAAAGGCTTCGTAACGGTCTTTGATGTTGGTTAGAATTTGGATGGTCTCCTCAACAGTGGATGGGTCAACAATTACCTTTTGGAATCTACGCTCCAATGCCCCGTCCTTCTCGAAGGACTTTCGGTATTCATCCAATGTGGTTGCTCCGATGCATTGAATTTCTCCACGAGCAAGTGCGGGTTTGAAGATATTGGAACCATCCAAACTACCAGATGAATTACCTGAACCAATTAGGGTATGGATTTCATCAATGAAGACAATGATATTCGGGTTGCTTGAGAGTTCTTCCAAGATTACTTTGAGACGCTCCTCGAACTGACCACGATACTTTGTTCCTGCAACCACTGCGGTTAGGTCCAAGTTAACGATACGTTTATCGAGGAGGTTTTTGGGACATTCTCCCGCAACAATTAACATTGCCAAACCTTCAACCAAAGCGGTTTTACCTGAACCTGGTTCCCCCAAGATAATTGGATTATTCTTTTTTCTACGAGAGAGAATCTGTGCGATGCGGACGATTTCTTTTTCTCTACCGATGACAGGGTCAAGTTTGCCTTGTTCGGCCAACTTATTTAAGTCTCGGGAAAAGTTATCCAATACGGGTGTTCCCGAATCTGAAGAAGGTTTCTTCCGTGATAGTGTCTTATCGTCGTCGTCTACTGTGTCGTTCATAATAAGTAAAATTGATTTGTACAAAGGTTAATCAAAAAAAGGACAATTCCAAACCCGTGTCAGATTTTTTTCTTTATTTGACAATATGTCAGGTATTTATTTTTCAATACAACAAATTATGACATTTTGTCAGTAATACTCGTTTGGTACGGGGATTGACTAAAACAGGTCAAATAAACAAATTAAAATTAAAAAAAAATGTTTAGAAGAAGATTATTTGATGAATTCGACAACCTATTTAACTCACTGTTAAACCAAGACCCATTTGTCTTGAAAGGAAAAACCCAAAAGGAATCGGGAAAAGATGAAAAGGGAGATTGGTCGAAAGAAACTTTTACCTCTGAAGATGGAATGATTCAATTCACAACAATCTTCAGGTCCACCCAAGGAACCAACCAACCCGCTAAAGAACTCACCAATTTAGAGAAACTCAGAAAGGAACTCCAAAAAGCGGTTGACCAACAAGAATTTGAAAAAGCGGTAGAACTTCGTGACAAAATCAAAAACTTGGAAGATAACAAAGTCAAACTCGAAGACCTTAACTTTCAACTAATGAAATCAGTCGACCAACAAGACTTTGAAAAAGCAATAGAACTCAGAGATGAAATAAAGAAACTTTCCTAATAATTAATGACCATGATTTTTCACCCTCAGCGTAAGTTGGGGGTTTTTTGTATTTATAAATCAACAATACACTGATAACCTAAATTATTAAAAAAACTTTTTACCATGGCAGTAAAAAAAGAAACAATCGACGGAACCAAAATTATCAACGAAATTGATTCATCAACAATTGTCAAAACAACCTACGATACCGAATCAAAAGATTTGGTTGTTGAGTTCAAAGGTGGTATGAAATATCGCTACGATGAAGTACCTCATGCAGTGTACACCAAGTTCAGAATGTCAGAATCTCAAGGGAAATATTTCTCCACGGATATTGCTAAGAAATTCAAATATACTAAACTCGAAAACTAGGGTATTTATCAAGAATGGGCGATGTATCCACAATTTTACAGAGTTTTGTTGTCAGAGACACCTTGAACCCTAAGGTTTGGGAAAACCCTGACGACGCAAAAAAATCTGTAATGAAGCCCAAAGTAAGAGAAGCCCTCTTAAAAATCGCAAAAAACTTCGAGGACACCTTAGTTGATGATTTGGAAGTCAAAGACATAATCCTCACCGGAAGTCTATCAAATTACAATTGGTCTGAATTTTCAGATTTTGATTTACACTTAGTTATCGATTTCAAACAGTTTGGAAAACAAGCACAACTTTACAAAGATTTGTTTGGATTGAAAAAACAAATTTTTAACGACAAACACATAATCAAAATTTACGGATACGAAGTGGAGTTGTATCCACAAGACGCAGAAGAAGCCCACTTTGCAACGGGTGTGTATTCGGTGAAAAATGACAAGTGGATTAACACACCATCCAAAGAAAAACCACAACTCGAAAGAGAGGTTTTAACAAAGAAAATTGACTCTTGGGTAGAGAAAATCGAAAGTTTGATAAAAAACATCAAAAGTGAAGGTCTTAAGAAAAACGAAAAGCGAGTTGAGAATTTGAAAGATAAACTTAAACACTATCGTCAATCAGGACTCGAAAAAGAGGGGGAATATTCCTATGAGAATTTGGTGTTCAAATACCTCAGAAGGTCTGGACTTTTGGAAAAACTATACAATACTATTAGTCGACAAACCGACAAAGAACTTTCAGTTGAGGTAAAATTGGTGGATTAATACCTTTTTGATATTTATTTATTAAGGTTATTATAAAAGGAGCAATATTTATAGAGAAAAAAGTCCATGGCATTGAATTATTTTATTGGAACTTCTTGTACGGGACAACCGTCAAGATTCTTTGAAACTGAAGCAACTATTGTTTCAGGTAAAATTTACGAACTAATAGCCGGTTCCACAAACATTGGTTGTTGGACTTTGAACTCTTTTGATGAAACCCCTCTTGCCCAATTAGTAACAGTATTCAACGGTCCTTGGGAAAATTGCGTTGACTGTTTAGGAGACTTAACACCAACTCCAACCGCATCGGTAACACCAACTCCAACTCAAACACCAACTAACACCCCAACTCAAACCCAAACACCAACTAATACTTCAACTCCGACACAAACACCAACACAAACCCAAACACAAACCTCAACCCAAACTCAAACTCAAACTCAAACCCAAACACCAACTAATACTTCAACTCCGACACAAACACCAACTCAGACACAGACTCCGAGCGCTACAGCATCTAATACCCCCACACCTAGTATTACCCCCTCACCCACGGAAACGCAAACTTCAACACCAACTAATACTCCAACACCAACTCAGACACCAACTCAGACACAAACACAAACACCAACTAATACCTCAACACCAACTCAGACACCAACTCAGACACAAACACCAACCAATACTTCAACTCCAACCCAAACACCAACCAATACTTCAACTCCAACCCAAACACCAACCAATACTTCAACTCCAACCCAAACACCAACACAAACCGCAACTAACACTTCAAGTCCAACACAAACGCCAACCCAAACCTCAACAAGTACATCAACCCCGACCCCAACACCAACTCAGTTTGGAGTATTTGATGTCAACCAGCAATATGAGGCAGAAGCATGTATAACTTGTAGTGGTGTAACTTACACCGAAGCGTATCCACACCCTCAGGATTGGGTTCCTGTCGGCCCTGATGGAGGAAGACAAGGAACTGTAGTTGATTTAAGTGCTGTTGAACTTGGAGGTATGCACGGCCTTAACAATTAAAATCAAAAAATAAAACCATGGCAAAATTAAAACCTATCGGTAGTGAAAAGTTAGAAGGTACCGAAAAACTCAAAAGAATTATGGAAATCGCCACTTATAGAATGCCACTATCTGGTATTCAAGAAGGTAATAGCGAATATTCCATCAATTTGGCGGACGGTAACAACTACCACATCGTAAAAGAAAAACAAGGATATATTATCAAAAGAGGGATTAACGAATCCGCTTTGGATTATATGGAGCCAATGAAAAATAGGAAGTACTACTCTTCTTATTCTCAAGCTCTCAAAAAATTGAACTTGATTATCAAAGAAACTAACGAACTCAATGGTGAGTCGGATGAAGTTAGATTATTTGGTGAACAGAAAAAATTTGTTCTCAAAACACCTACACCCCCCGCACCAGCTCCCGCACCAGCACCTGAGGTTCCTGCAGAGCCGTTAGCTCTACCTGAGCCTGAATTACCTGTTGATGATGCAACAACAGATGTTGACATGGGTATGGAGATGGATGTAGAAGCTCCCCTAAAACCAATGGATATGGCTGACGAGATGGGTCAAGACATGGAAGAAAAAGTTTCTTTCAAGGTCATTCAAAAGTTGACGGGTAAATTAACTCAGAAAATGAGAGCTCTTGAAGAGCAAGACGGAATGTCATCTGAAGATATCAAATATGTTATCAATATGGTTCTTTCAGCTTTGGACCTAACTAAGTTGGAGCCCGAAGATATGGAAGATATCATGGCGAAATTTGAAGACGTTGAGGCTGATGCTGAGATGGATATGTCTTCTGACATGACAGAACCTGAAATGGATTTAGGTATGGATGTTGACACAGAAGTTTCAATGGAAGAACCTATGGAAGGAATGGGGTCTGAAGATTATGATTTCAACGCCTCTATAGGAGAAAGTAAAATTGATAAAGTTTTGAGTAAGTACTTTGAGGTTTCTGATTCGGAAATTGAATTGTCAAAAAAACTTCATGAAGAAAGACAAATGGAGAACAAAAAGAAGTTCAAATCATTTGTATCTCAAATTGAAAACTTGTCAGAGACCATTGAACAAGAATTATCGGGAAAGAAATTTTTGGAAGAAAATTCAGATTTCGAATTTGTTGGAAGAACTAACAAAAAAAATCTTGTATTTGAAAACAAAAATAAACAAGTTAGAATTTCTATCGAAGGTATTGTTCTATGAAGAAACATCTAACTTATATCAATGGACTCGGTCCTGATTATAAGGGAGATAATCTCTATGAATTTGTTTTTTCTGAAACTTTAGATGTGTGGGGTCCCTCTTGGGACTCTTCACCATCAAATGGATATCCCACGGCACCTGATTTGGAATTTATCAATAAGGTAGGTGTCTTGAGAAATTCAAACATCAAAATGGAACTTATACAAAATTCCGACTACTTCAATATGTCCGATGCCATGGACGGAGTTGTTGCCTTAGGTTGGGAGATTGAGGATTACGAAGAGGGTAATCGTTTAGTTTTTCGTTTTGGGGAGGAAGAAACATCAGTAAAAGATAAATTGTACGCAAGAGACTTGATTCTCGAATTTGAAAAAAACGTTGTCTATGAAAACTAAAGATAAAATTATCGCGTTAGTGGAGATGGGATTATCACCATCAACGGTGGCTAAACTTGATGAAGGTCAAATGGACGTGTTGTTGAATAAGATTAACCTTATTGAGCAAGGTGCTGTGATGATTAGTGCGGACAAGGCAACAAGAGAACCTCAAAAAATTAAAGACCTTACTTCAAGGGGAATTAATGTTCGTATAGAAGGGGAAGTTCAAGAAGACAACGTAGATGTAACAGGTTCTGCAATGGGTGGTATGACAACCCAAGCACCACACCAGATTATGTCACCCGATGGAATGGATGACGAAAGTGATGCTAAAATCGACAAATATGAAGACATGACAGAACAATCGGAGGAAGAAAATAACCCTTGGGCAATCTGTCACGCTCAATTGGGTCCGAAGAAAAATGCTAAATTTGAAAGATGCGTAAGACAAGTTAAAAAAAGTCTTAGTGAAGGAAAATCACCTTTTGATTTTTTTGTTGAGGAAAAAATCGTATCTTTGGTTGAGAATTTTTTAGAACCAAAAATGACAAAGTCAGAATTTTTACAAGCAGTCCAAGAACAAGGTGTGATTCGTCGCTCTGTTTATAAACCCAAATCCAAAAAAGGTAAGTCGGTTAAGATAAGCCGTCCAATTGGTGATTTAGGTATGTTACAATCTATGAGTGAGGCCGATACTGAAACCGCACCTACAAAACCCACGACCAAACCCGATACAAAACCGTCAACACGCCCTTCGCATCCAGGTAAAAAACCTTTTGAGGGTCCGAATCCAGCTCCCAAAGCAAGTAAGAGAGAAATGGAGCAAGCTAAAAAAGATGTTTTGAGTATTATAAAACACATTTTGGGTGATGGCAAAAAGTAGAAAACTCCAAGAACAAATCGATTACGGAGATTATCCCGAAAGAATGGACCCAAGTCTCGAGAGAAAACTCAGAGACCCTGAAAGTCCATATGCCGAAAATCCCGCACTTCAGAGAGGTAGTGAGGATGTTCAGAAACTTGTTACAAATCGTTTTAAGCAAGTTGTTGATAAAGTTCGGGAAGTTTCAGGGAGAGAATCTATAAATTCACCCATGTTGGCCAGAATGTTAATTGGTCAAATGTATCAAAAACTCCCTTCAATTATCAACATGGAGGCTCGACACAAGGATGCTTTGGAAAATTTGGCCATCGAATCATGTTTGGAGGATGCTCAAGTTGCCTCAGATTGGTTTGTTGTAGAAGCCTACTTAAATCGTGAACCTATCGATGTAAGTAATTTCAGACTCGAAGCCGAAGACCTTGACGAAGAAAATGAGGAAGAGGCAAAAAAATTGATGATTGATGCGGGTTTTGATATTGATGAATTGACTCCGAAAGAGATTATAGAACTCGAAAAACACAAAAGAAATATCATCAACGCTATTATTCAAGGCTCCGCGAAAAAAGGACATTACTTATTCCAAAAACCTGAAGTTCGTGCTAAACTCGATGAAATTGACCCACGCCTTTATCCCGCGTATTTAGAGGTTATGTCATTGAATGACTTCATGTATTTTACTATGGAAGACCTTATCGATATGATGAGTGCTACGGGACAAGGTGTCGCGGGTAAGGTTGAACTTGGTGATAGTGAATCACAGGAAGAGGGAGGTGAAGAAAGTGATGCACCCGACACAGTCATTCGTGCATATGGATTGTTATTTCCAATTGTCTGCCACGAAATTATAAAAGGATTGGAAGAGGCGAAGGGTCGTTATGGATTACCTGAAGACCCCTCTGTCCGTGAGAAAGTCATGGGACAGACCGATACCTTACCCATGGAATCATGGTCATTAAGAATTGGACCACAAATAGTCGAAAAAATCAGACTCTCCCTACCGGATGAAATGTATGATGAAGACAACAAAGGTCTAATCAATTGGTTTCAAATTGAACTTTATAAACTCCCTGCTGAGGAATTTTTAGAAATAATTGGTAACGCAATATCTGAAGACACGGCAAAAAATTCGAAAGCGACAGAAGACTTCAAGGAATTGATTAAAGTTGCGAAAAAGAACAAGGAGGAATACGATAGTTTCAAATCAGATGAAGAATCTGATGAAGATGGTTTAGATTTCTTAGCAGGATTGGGAATTTCCCGACCTGACTAAGAAATTATGACAAAAGAACAAGTCATTATTGAATACAAGAAGTGCATGAAAAGCACTCCTTATGCCCTGAAAACATATCTACAAACCTACGACAACACAGTTTCGAGATATGTTCCCTTGGAATTATTTCAAGACCAAGTCCAATTGGTTGAGGATTATGAGGAACACAATGAAAATATTGCCTTAAAGTACAGACAAGCTGGTGTGTCTACCGTGACCGCCGCTTGGGCGAGTAAACGATTAGCTTTTGCAAGAAAAGAAAAACCTGAAAAAATTCTTATCATTGCAAACAAACTCGACACCTCAGTTGAATTTGCAAACAAAATTCGTGGTTTTACCGAACAATGGCCATCTTGGGTTGGTATAGGATTTGCACCCGAAAAAAACTCGGCTAGACACTTCAAATTGTCTAATGGTTGTGAAGTCAAGGCGGTTGCAACTTCAAAAGACGCACTCAGAGGTTATACACCAACAACCTTGATTTTTGACGAAGCGGCATTTATTGAAGCCGATAGTGATTTCTGGGCGGCTTGTATGGCCTCACTTTCTACTGGTGGTAAAGTCGTTGTTATCTCAACACCAAACGGATATGACCCCATTTACTATGAGATTTACGACCAATCACTACGTGGGATGAATGATTTCAAAATCACGGAAATGTATTGGTATCGAGACCCAAGATACACAAAAGACTTGTACATGGTAAAAACTTCTGATATCGTTCATTTTTTGTTGAACAAAGAGGAATATCCCAAAGATGCTATTTTGGATTTATCAAACGAGGACAGAAAAACGCGTCAATTAACAACTCTACACAAATACATTGAGGATGGCTACAAACCATGTTCTTCTTGGTTTGAAAGTATGGTAAAAAAATTGAAGTACGACAAACGTAAAGTTGCTCAAGAATTGGAATGTAATTTCTTAGGCTCGGGAGACAACGTCTTTGATTCTCAAATGCTTCAAACCATACAAAAAAATGACGTGAAAGAACCCGAAGCTAAACTTGTGGGTGGACAACTATGGATTTGGAAAGAGCCCGAAAACGGTCACAAGTATGTAATGGGTGTTGATGTCTCTCGTGGAGATTCTGAAGATTTTTCTTCAATCGAAATAATCGATTTTGATGCACGAGAACAAGTTTTGGAATTCGTAGGAAAAATTCCGCCCGACACTTTAGCGGAAATCGCATATAAATGGGGTATGATGTATAATGCTCTTTGTGTTACTGATTTGACTGGAGGTATGGGTGTTGCGACATCAAGAAAACTCCAAGAGTTAGGGTATGAAAATTTCTATTACGACGGGGTAGACATGGCAAATAAATGGAAATATGACCCGAGGATAAAAGAAAAAATTCCTGGTATAAATTTTAACAACAAAAGGGTCCAAATTATTGCATCTTTTGAAGAGGCCATGAGACACGATTTCAAGATTAGGTCTACAAGACTCGTCAATGAAATGGGTACTTTTGTATACATAAACGGCCGACCTGACCACCAAAAAGGACATCATGATGACTGTATTATGGCAATATCAATTGCAATGTATGTTGCCGAAGCTGCGTTCCCTTCTTTAGTAAAAGTGGTGAACCACACAAAGGCAATGTTGAATTCTTGGTCTACTGTTGTAACGGAAAACAAGGATAAATCTGAATATTTCAACCCTGCAATTCCAATATCCAATCCTAGTGGACAGAATCAATTCAAAAACTATAGTGCAACAAGAAATGATTATGAGAAGTACGGTTGGTTATTTGGAAGGTAAAACTATTTATATTAAACTATAGTTTTTTAAGTTTAGTCGAGAATGGATAATAGAAGTCTAACGGTTTGGCAAAGGTTAACAAGAGCCTTGGGTCCTGACGCATTAATGAATCAGGATTTTCCTGTTTACAAGTTAGATAAAAAAGAACTTCTCAGAACTACCGACAAGGCAGAATACGAGAGAGAAAAGCTTCAAGCCAAACAATCTTTTTACTTAGCAAATCAATTTGCTAAAGTTGAAAACAACCTATACACTCAAGCAATTTATTATGAGCCAAACCGTTTGGCATCATATTATGATTATGAGTCGATGGAGTATACTCCCGAAATTTCTGCGGCACTTGATATCTATGCCGAAGAAAGTACAACCCCCAACGAGGACGGTACTATCCTTCAAATTTATTCTGAATCTAAAAGAATAAAATCAGTTCTTGAGGATTTATTTTACAATTCTTTGGATATCAACACTAACTTACCAATGTGGACTAGAAACACTTGTAAGTACGGTGATGATTTTGTATACATGAGATTAGACCCTGAAAAGGGTATCATCGGCTGTCAACAACTTCCTAACATCGAAATCGAAAGATACGAGCAGGGGTTATCTACCCGTAATGCTTCGGTTGGTGTTCCAAATAAATCTGACGACAAAGGTCTTCGATTTACTTGGAAAACACAAAACATGGAATTCCAACCTTGGGAAATAGCCCACTTTAGATTGTTAGGTGATGACAGAAAACTCCCTTACGGCACATCTATGTTGGAGAAATCTCGTCGTATTTGGAAACAACTTTTGTTGTCCGAGGATGCGATGTTAATCTACCGTACATCTCGAGCTCCTGAAAGAAGAATCTTCAAGGTTTACGTTGGAAACATGAATGATGATGATGTAGAGGCTTATGTACAGCGTGTTGCCAACAAGTTCAAAAGAGAACAAATTGTGGATTCTAAGACGGGTAATGTTGATATGAGATTCAACCAAATGGCGGTTGACCAAGATTATTTCATTCCGGTAAGAGACCCAGCACAACCGAGTCCAATTGACACTTTACCAGGTGCACAAAACTTATCGGAGATTGCCGATATCGAATATATTCAGAAAAAATTGGTTACCGCACTGAGAATTCCTAAAGCGTTTTTGGGATTTGAGGAAACTGTGGGTGATGGAAAAACTTTAGCACTCCAAGACATTAGATTTGCAAGAACTATTAACAGAATTCAGAAATCTATGATTCAGGAGTTGAACAAGATTGCTATTGTTCATTTGTTCTTGTTGGGATTCGAAGAGGAAATTTCTAACTTTACCTTAGGTCTTACCAATCCTTCGACTCAAGCCGACTTATTGAAAGTCGATATTTGGAAAGAAAAAGTTTTACTTTATCGTGATTTGGTTTCAGACCCTGGTAATGGAATTCAACCAGCATCATCTACGTGGGCTAAGAAACACATATTTAACTGGTCGGATGATGAAATCCGTACAGATTTACTACAACAAAGAATGGAGAGAGCAATCGGTGAAGAACTCAAGAATACACCTACAGTTATCAGTAAAACGGGATTATTTGACCAATTAGATGCGTTGTACGGAAACAAACCTGGTGAAGGTGCCCCACAAGCCCCTCCAGGTGAAACTACTGAACCAGCAGCCGCTGCGTTTGGCGGTGGAGGAGGTTTCGATTTGGGAGGTCCTGAATTGGGTGGTGAGTTGGCAGGTGGTGCACCTGAAGCTCCACCGTTAGAGGGTGAAGAAACTCCACCAGCTCCTGAGGAAATCACACCCGAATCGGTAAAAAACAAAGATATGAATCTCTTAATTGAGAATGATTTGTATGGGAACAAATATTTGAATTTGGGAGTTGCTCAACAAAAATTGGGTAAAATAGAAGAAGAGTTAGACAAGTTGTTGAATTCCTAATATTTATTAGTGAATAAATATGACCACATGACCTTCGGACAAATCAAATCAATCATCGAAAAAAATTTGGTAGAATCCTACAAAGATTCCTCTACCTTCAGAAAAACTCTCAAAGAGTTCAAACACAATGTACTTAAAGATAAGTCTTTTTCAAAGATTTACTCAATCTATGACGACCTTTCTACCCCTCAGAATTTATCTGAGAGTGATGCCAGAGAATTCTTAGATGAATCACTCACTGTTATCAGACATTTTTTGAAGACAAGTAACCTTCCGAAAAACGGTCAACAAGGAAAAAATTTATACGAGGACATTGATAATTTGGTATACTTTGACAAAGTGGATATTAAAGAAAGAGTCGAGTCAAAAAAGAGAATTATCAACACACTTATTAGTGGAAAGAAAGGGGTTAATGAAGCCCCAAAAATTTCACTAAAGTCAATGGTTTCAATTGCAAACAAAACACTCAATAACTACATCGAGAACTTGGACGAATCAACCAAAAAAGATTTGTTTCATGTTATCGCATCCAAGAATGAAGAATTAGAAACAGAGTTCGAAAGTCTCAAAGAGTCGACTGTTTCTAAATTGAAAGATGTTTTGTCAAAAGAAGAAGATTCAAGTATCAAATCAAAAATTACAGAAACAATAGAAAAAATTGAATCTGAAAAGTTTGACCAAATTAATTATGTGAGGTTGAAAAAATTGGACGAATCTATTCTTCTTGATTCTTGAATTTTTCAACGTACTTAGCTTTGAGCTTTTGAGTACGTCTAGCAACTGATTTTTTGACAAATTCTTTCTTAGAATTCAATTTCTGATTCTGTCGAGTTTTGATAACTTTTGACTTTAGAATCTTCAGCGCTTTTTCGATGTTTTTGTCTACTTCAACTATTAGCATATAATAGAAATATTTGGAATTGGTAAAAAAGTTTATTATTCTTTAATAAAATAAAAAGATACCAATCAGTATATTAATGAAAAAGGGTAAAACGGTTAAGATTAGCCAGTATGAATCAATTAAAACATTATACGGAACAGTCGACTCAAAGGATTTGAAATCTCTGTACATAAATCTACAAACATGGGTTTGTCCCAAAAAAGAAAGTGATAATTGGGATTCTGTGGTTGGGAAACTCACAAGAAATATCAAACATAGTGTTTATGAAAGTATCGATAGAGAAATGTTTTCTGATAAGTTCATCGTGGACTTGGACCTTAGAACAAGCGGCATTCAAATTAACAAAAAATCGTTCATGAATTTGGAAATAAATCTATACACAACAATAGACATTGATTTCAAAGGTTCACGACTCAAAAAAAGTATCAAAAAAATCATCCGAGAAATTTACAAAGATTGTGTCATAAAAAATGATTATTTCACATTTACTCTAACCAAAGAAAAAGAAAAAATAAAAACTACGGACTAACATTATATTTATCTTAAAAGA